ATATGTGAAACTTTCATTTTTTGGTCTGTAGCAATGGTTTTATCACCTTGCTTTACATCAACACCACGATTTGTAAATCGGCAGTTTTGAATTACATCTTTGTAAATCTTACCTTTATACTCATAAGAAGAGATTACGGGAAAGGCAGGAATATCTTGTATTCTTCCGCCTGCAGGTAATGAGTTTTGCAAAGCCAACATTTCTTCAATGGTAAGCTCTAAAGAAAATTCCGCTTTATAGTTTCCTTCACTTTCACCAATTGGCATTCTGCCTGCGCCCATTTCGTTATCTATCTCAAGCGTATCGCTGTAAGCTATTTTACGAATTCCTACTAATTCTCTACCTAATAATCGAGCTGTAACTTTTGTCCAGCCAACCATTGTTCCTAAACTATTTATAATTTTTGGTTGTGTCATTATCTAAATTTTATTAGTTAAACCTAAATCCACCTCAAACTCGTGGATAATATCATTAAATACAACTCTTGCCTTTACTTTTAAAGGTGTATCGTTGCTTATACTTTGCTCTGGATCTATATAAACCTCAGAACCTGAAATTTCATCGCCCATAGTGTCAATAGCTTTTTTACCAATAACTTCTAATTCAACGGCTTCACTTTCTTTGATAAATCCTGTGTCCTGGTCCTTTAGCATATTACTTTTTACTCTTGGTAAAAGTGACTGGCGTAAAAGTCCTGCAGCTTTGTCCCAAACTCGGTTATTTTCAATTCTTGAATAGTCCGATGCTTTTTCAACAGCTGTATGGCTATCACTAAAATAATAACCTTCATAGCCATTATAAAAGCCAACATATACATAGCCTTTATCATTTAATGCTTTGATTTCGTTTGCACTTAATGTGTTAAAATCAACACCATTTTGCAAGTCAGCTTGTAGCCATCTTGAGCGACCAATATCTGTTAAAGAATAGTTTGGATTAGCTTTGGCAAAATTTGGTTTGTTTTCAATATCAACAGATCCTAAATTTTCATTAACGCCACGTACTGAAATTGCTCCAAGAGCAGTACCAATGGCAGCGTATTTTTCATAAGCAGGTTTGATGTTTCTAATAATTGGATCTTGTGCAATTACTACAGATACATTTGGAGCGTTTATCGTTCTTAAATCTGCATAATCTGCTACAGCTGTTGCGGCATCAAAAACAATTCCTTCAACTAATACAGCCGATATTTTACGACTTTCTTCAGTTAGTGAAGTAATTACATTTTGTTTTGCGCCAACATAAGCAGGAAAGTCTGCAGGAGCATCACCATTGCGAACAAAACCAACAGCTTTAATCTTTTGGTTAGCCTTTAAAATAGCTTTAAGTTCTGCATCAGTCATTGTTCCATCATCTAAAACAACATACAAATTTCCATTTGGTGAAACTCTAAAGAATTCATCAATATGGTGATGTGCTAAGATACTATTGGTATCATCATAACTTGCATTGATATCATCGTTTTCTGCATTTGGAAGACCTAAGTATTCCTTTGCAACTTTTAAACCTAACTTGGCTGTTGCAACTGCTCCACCAATTACTAATAGGCAAGTGCCATCATTAGTGGGATTAGTTCTACCTAAGTTACCGTTACTTTTATTTACAATTACGCCTTTAAATCCCATTATTGTTTTGTTTTATATGGTACAATTACTTTATTTGGGTCTGCTAAGTATGCTATTACTTGAGCTCTAATAGCCTCAAGTTCTGTAGCCTCTTTTAAATCAATTTCATTATCAGTTGCAAACTGCACTAATTCCTCCTGAGTTGCTATTTGTGTATAGTCAACAGGATCTACATCTGTGTTATTATTTTTTGGTGCAATTTCATTGCCTCTTGTTTCTGGTGAATTAGTTCCAGACTTTGCCAATAACATTAATTCTTCTTTACGAGCTTTACCTGCTTTAATAACAGAGTTTGCCGTTTCAGTTTCCAAAGCTTTATCAATTGCCTCAACAGTTTCCAATTTAACAATTGCCTCTTTTCTTAACTTTGCCTTTTGTGGCGCAGAGAGTTTTTTATCACCAGTTGTTTCTGGTGTAGATTGTTTTGTCTCAGCACGATTAAATACTGATACAATTAGTGTTTTTTTACTTGCATTTGAAGTCGCATGTAAATTGGCAGCGTTTTCCGTTAAAAATGGAATTCCATCAGATGTTACAAACACCTTTTTTGCTGTTGGATTATCTTTTAGTGTTTTAACACCAATATCTTTAATTTTTGCCATGTTATAGGTTATTTAAAAAATTGTACTATTTTGAAGCCTTCCACTACTGGAAAGAATTTTTTTATCAGCCAATAAATCTGTTTTCGAAAAATTAAAATAATCCCAATGATTATTGTCCACATTGGGATTCCTTTTTTCTTTATAAAAGTGCTTACGGATTTAAAGTCCGTGCTGTCTTTTTCAACTTCTTTATTAGTAGAATTTGTTTTGTCTTGAGTTTCTCCGATAGTTACATCGGTTTCAATCGCTCGTTTTTTAGGATTGTATTTAACTCGGTAAGAATTTTTACCAGATCGTTTGTTATAATTAATCGATTTTAATATCTCATTTAATCGATTTTCTAAAACGCTGTCCTGGTGTTTATCTTTGGATTGAAATTTTGGTACTCTAAAACTAAACTGATCGTTTATTGCTCGGTTTTTAAATACCGATACAATACTATCTGTAACAGACTTAGTGGTCTGTGTAGTTTTACTAATATCTTCCTTTTTCTTGATGATTTTATTCCAAACCGTGCAAGAGCTTAAAGAAAATAAGAGTAATAATATGTAGATTAGTTTTTTCATAAGTTAGATAGAAATAGCAATAATGCTAATACTATTAAGTAGATTACAATTGCTGCTTTTTCGATTTTAGTACAGTCCAATGTTCTTTTGTTGTATTCCAATATCATTAAGCCATTCACCAACATTAAAACTAGGACACGCTTTATTAGATATTTGGTTATGTCCTATAACTTTAATATTTGGGTGCCTTAAAATCATGTATTTTACATAGGTTTCTAAGGTTCTCATTTGCGAAAGCGTTCGGGTATCTTTTGGAGGATATACTTTAGCCCATTTTGGTTTAAAGTTAGATGCTCCACCTGCATAGACAACGTGCCTGCTTATACCATTATAACCTTTTGCACCGTTGGTAATTTCCCAATTATCAACTGTATTATCTTGGTTGAATTTGTGTAGTTGTACTAATGTTCCATCTAGCTGAATTAAATCAGAATAACCCATTTTGTGCCATCCACGTTCAACTATATGCCATTGCTTAATATCTGCTTTTGTAACCTCTCTACCTTCTGGCGTGTCTGTACAATGAATGACTAAGAATTTAAGTTTTGGCATTTTTAAATGATATTATATAATTAAACTCCCGAAGGAGTGAGGCTCAATCGCAATGATTGACGCCTCCCTTTTTACAACTAATAACTAACTTTTATACTCTTGTAGAAACTATTGCTCCTTGACCAACTAATGATGTTGGAATTGCAATAAAGTACATTCTAAATCCAACTACAGTTTCTCTGTTTTTTGGATCATCTTTTGCATCTGACTTATATCTTGTTACTGTTCCACGTGCTTTTGCTGTTCTGTTTACTAAAAATAATACAGAGGCATCTCTTCCATCAACTTCAGCACCGTAAGGAATTTTATCTAAACTTGCAGTTTGATATTGTGGCGCATAGATATCTTCGTAAAGCTCAAAGCCATAGTATGATTTTGTAATTGCTCCAGATGTATGGTTATGATATTGGATATTTAAAGCCTTATCTTCTAACAATAAATCGGCAATATGTTCTGGACATAATACTAATACACGTCCTTTCATTGGAACTTTTAATTTATCTAACTTAGTTTTTAAGGTTACTAAATCTTTTGATGTCAATCGTTTTCTACCTGTTCCGTCATCTTCACCTGTGGTTTCTATAATTGGGGTTTTAGTAGTATCGGCTACAGGAGCTAAAGAGTGTAACGCATGAGATTGTGTATGCTCCTCTAAAGTTAATCTGTGTTGTTCTTGAACAGTTCCTGGTTTATCATAAGGTAATGCATAAAGTTCATCATCAGTTATTATTGTATTGGTTGTATCATACTTAAATAAAGATATTGCTGTACTTGTATCTGTTCTTTGTGCAACCGCTATTGGATAAGTATTGTTATTAATTAAAACATCTGGATCTGCTCCAATTTCGTTTAACTTTATAACATCATTTCCAACCCATTGATTTTTGCTTGGTACACGTTCTAACCAAGTTCCAGAGTGTCTAAAATGCTTGATCAATTCACGCTCTGCTAATTCTTTTTTAGCGACAGCGGCTAGTGCCATTTTTGGAGCTGTATCTGCAAAGCTTACATGAGTGTTTACGGTGTTGGATACTAATTCCATTGTTGTGGTATCTGCGCCAAAGGCAGAACTTACAAAAAATATAGCTGCAATGGCTACTAAAAATTTTAATGCTTTTTTCATTTTATTGGGTTTTAATTACTATTTAAATTTGGTTTAAATTCCTTTTTTGGTTCTTTGGTTTTTACTATTCTTTATAAAAAGCGTTGATTAACGTTTTTTGTTTATCTTCTGGTAACTTCTCAAAGTCAGCCATAGCCTCATTTTTTTGATAGTCTTCATAAGTCCATTTATTTTGATCTGCAGATGCAGTTGCTCCGTTACCGTCTATTTGCTCAGAAATTGCAGTAATTGGTGTTATTGCATCAATAATAGATTTTGTATTATCAAAATCAGACTTTGCCAAAATTTCATAATTAGTTCTTTGAGCTGCATTAATCTTTTTGTCTTTTTCGGCATCATCTAATAAGGCTTTAATTTTTGCTGTTTGAGCATTTTCTAAATTTGCTTTAGCTTGTGCTTCTAAATTTGCAGTCTTTTCGGCTGCCGTTTTATTTGCCTTAATTTTAGCCTCAATTTGAGCATCAGTTGCGTCAGGGTCTAAACCTAACATTGCAATTAATCTTGCTTTTTCCATAATGTTATTATCTTTTGGGTTTTGTTTCTTTTCTGGTATGTTTGGAGCTCCACAAGCTACAAGCTGTAATCTTGTTTCTGCATCAATTGGAGCTTCAATATCTTCAATGCTATTAATAAGTCCTTTTTTTAGTGCCTCTTTGGCAGTTAGCCAGTAGTCACCTTTTGCCCATAACTCTTCAACACCTTTTAAAGACATTTTCATTTTATCGGCATACATTTTTTTATAATCAGCTGTGAATTCTTGTAACAGTTTTAATGTAGAACCTATTTTGTCCTCATTACCACTTGCATAAGCGTATGGCTTATGTATCATTATTTTAGAATTCTTTTTTGCTGTAGTTGGATACTTAGCAATAAAGATTGTTGCGGCAGATGCACAAAGTGCACCAACACGAACAGTTATATTAGTAAAATTGTCTTCAATTAAGTTTAAAATTTCGTTTGCCTCAAAAACATCACCACCTCCAGAATTAATATAAATTTCGGCAGAAGTAACTCCTTTTTTTACAACACTACTTATTTGTGCCTCAATATCGCTGCTTGAGTTTCTCCAGCTGCTAATATTACCTTTAATAGTAATTAGTGCTGTTTTACCTTTTGCAACAATCTTCATAAATAAAGCAGGCGTTTTTCCTGTAGCTCCACTTCCTAATATGACATCTTTATTCGTATTCATGCTGCAAATAACAAGCGATTTATTGATGAATAAAAAAAGTAGTTCCGTCATAGGATTATTTTAATCCTAAATTAGGTAATTATGCATCTTATCATAATGTAAATAGCTGCCCATCATAATACTATAATTATTTTTTTATGTACTAATAAAGCAACTTTGCGCTTTATTTATTAATAGTTAAATATTTATATGATGTAACGAAATGGCAAAAGATAATGAACGAAAACTAGCAAAGCAGCTGTTTTTACAAGGCAAAACCCAAAAGGAAATAGCTGCTCTTGTTTCAGTCCAAGAAAAAACTATTGGCGACTGGGTTAAAAAATATGGATGGAAGTCTGAGCGTGAGGCTCGGTTTGGGTCTACTAAAAAGCAGATTGAAAACATTAAAGCCATTATCTCGGCAATATCTGAGGAGCGTTTGAAAATTCATAAGGACCTACAAAAGGCAAAAGGCAATAGTGATAAAGATGAAATTGAACGACTTCAAAAAGAGGCTGCCGTTTTAGATGATGGTGTAAGCAAGTGGAATAAAACACTTGAGAACATGGACAAAGAGAATAGAATTTCTTTAGCTACTCATATTGAAGTAATGGAGTTAATTTTTCAAGATTTACAAAATCATAATCCAAAACTATTTTTAAAAACATTGGATTTTCAAGAAACTTATTTAAGCAAAATAGCAAGCAGGTATTAGTATGAAAAATAGCATTAAAAACTGGCTAAGGGAAAGAAAAAGAGGTTTTAAAATATTTGCTCACAGCTTGATAATTACAAAGGCACGTATTACCATGTGGCTTTACTATCGCAAAAAAATGTTTACGCTGTTTTGGGCAGATGCTCCAAAAGAGCAACGTTGGCTCGAAAAAGGAAACTATTATCTCCGTAAAGGAGCGCAGGTTCAAGTTGGTCAACCAATAAATGTGCCTATTCCAAAACGTGATAAAAGTAAAAAAGTATTTAAAAAAATGTATATCAAAAATTTACTTTTCAATTTTAGTACCAATAAAATTGTAGCCACTTATAGTGATAAGCCAATTAAAGGTAAATCAGAGCCATTTAACTAAAAAAGGTTAAATGAAAAGAAGTGATAAAATAGCGATTGAACGGTATAAAAAGAAACTGCAGCTTGCAAGGAGTAGTGGTTCTGTTAATGCCTTTGAAACTCAAGCCGAAAAAGATAAACGCATTGAACGTGCTAAAAAAGATTGGCGGTTTATGGTGGAATATTACTTCCCACATTATGCAACTTCACCAAGTGCTGATTTTCAAATTCAATTTGCTAAATTGGTTGAAAAAGATTTAACTTTTAAAGGTTTTGCAGAATGGGGGCGAGCACAGGCTAAATCAGTTTGGAATGATGTAATTATTCCTTTTGGATTATGGATTAGAGATGAACCTGTATATTTAGTATTGATTGGTAACTCTAATAAAAGAGCTAAACAATTATTAGAAGATGTAATGGCAGAGTTTGAGGCAAACCCAAGAATTATTGCAGATTTTGGTGAACAACAAAATTTAGGCTCTTGGGAAGATGGATTTTTTGTTACTAAAGGCGGTTTTATTGGTCAGGCTCTTGGAACTGGTCAATCGGTTAGGGGTTTGCGTGTTGGTTCAAGGAGACCTACGCATATTGTAGCGGATGATATTGAAATAAAAGACACCGTTAAAAATCCTAAACGCCAAAATGAAATTGTAAAATGGGTTGAGCAGGACTTATTAGCAACAATGGATGGAAGTATTAGACGCTTTATTCAAGCGAATAATAGAGCCTATCCACAAATGATACAAACTATATTGCAAGAACGCCATCCAAGTTGGAAGGTACATCATGTTAAAGCTTATGATCCTGTAACCTATAAGCCAGCTTGGTATCAAAAATACGATGATACCTATTTTAAAGAAATGGAACATGAAATGGGAAGATTGGCAGCACTTGCCGAGTTTAACAATGAGCCACATACCGAAGGATCAATCTTTACGGAAGATATGATTCAATGGCGTGATATTCCAAAATTAAACAACTTTAAAATAATTATAGGCTTTTGGGATGTCGCCTATGCGGGAACTAAAACAGCCGATTATAATGCTGTTAAAGTTTGGGGCTTATATGGAACTGATTTTATAAATATTGACAGTTTTGTAAAACAAAGCAAAATGAGAGCAGCCATAACTTGGATGTGTCAATTTCAAATTGAGTTACCAGAAACTGTTATTGTGCATTGGCGTTTTGAGGCGCAGTTTTGGAACGATGAAGTCGAGCGAACAATTTACGAAGTAGAGCAGCAATTTATGATTAAATTAAATATCGTAAAAGTTGATACGCCAAAGGTTAAAAAATACGATAGAATTTTAAGGCTACATCCTTATTATCAAAATGGACGTATTTATTATAACGCTAAAAAGAAGGCACACAATGATACTTTAGTGGGCATTAATCAACTTTTCGGAATTGAACCAGGATACAGAACTCACGATGATGCACCAGATGCCGATGAGCAGGCAATAACCGAATTATCAAAATACATATACAGCTCTCGTGGAGCAACCAAACCAATTACAGGGAGATATAAACGTAAACAAAGATTTTAAACTATGGCATATCAATTTTTAACAAGTACCGATTTAAATACACGAGTTTTTGATACTTACATTAATAAATCTAATGATGTAAATACTGCTGTGGTTTTGGAAGGTATCGAAAAGCAAAACATTGCATTAATAAAATCTAAACTTTCTGGCAGATATGATACAACTGCTATTTTCACAGCTACAGAAGAGAATAGGCACTATTTGATTGTTAAAATATTAGTGGTCCTGGTAGTGTATGACTTTATTCGCAGAAATGCGGCAAGAAAAGTACCAACCGATTATGTCAAAGATTGGGAAACTGCTATGAAAACTTTAGAGAGTATTAAGGCAGGTAAAGAAACACCTGAAGGCTTACCAAAACCAACAGATTTAAGTGGTAATGTAGTAAGCCCAATTATTAGTGGTAACAATAAAAATAAAGATTTTTATATATAAATTATGACAAAGAGCTTAAAAGAAAAAATTGAAGATAAGATTTTATCATATATTCCAGATGGACGTATTAGAGTTGAGGCTGCAATTAGAACTGAAAAGAAAAACAAGTCGCTTAGTGGTGGAGTAAAACACCAAAGCACTTTATTTCAACCTAAGACTTTAAAAGATTGGAAAGATGCTGTGGCTCTTGCTACGGATAATGAAAATCCCGACTTTCTATTTTTAGCAGAATTGTACGAAAACTTATTATTAGATGCACATACAGTATCTGTAATTGAAAGTAGAATTTTTAGAGTACTTAGATCTAAATTTGTTTTATTAAAAGAAAATGGTGATGAAGACCCAGAGCTTAAAAAATTATTCGAAACGCCATGGTTTGAAGAATTTTTAAAACAAGCTTTATTATCTAAATTTACTGGTGTAAAAGTTTTAGAATTGTTTGATTTAGACGAAAACTTAGAGCTTGAAAAGTCAACATTAATTCCAATGGCTCACACCAAACCCGCAAAAGGTATCATTCTAAAAAATGCAGGTGATGATAAAGGTTGGGATTATAAAGAAGGGCTTTTTGCTAAATACTACATACAAGTTGGTAATGATAATGAGTTAGGAATGTTAAGCGATTTAGCTCCTTTAATTTTAGCTAAAAAGCTAAGTATGGGTTCTTGGTTAGATTGGATTGAAAAGTATGGTATTGCAATGCGTTACGCCATAACTGATAATATGACTGATGAGAGACAAAAGGAACTGTTTGATATGTTGATGGATTCAATAAGCAATCAAGTTGCCGTTTTAAAAGGTCAAGAGCAGATTGTTATTGCAGATACGCCAAGTACTGACACTTACAAAGTATTTTTAGAGTTTTTAAAGTATTTGGATAGTAGTATTTCAAAAAGGGTTTTAGGACAAACAATGACTACTGAAAATGGAAGCTCTCGTTCTCAAGCTGAAGTTCACGAAAAAGTAGCAAACGATAGACACGAAAGTGATAAGTTATTTGCGCAATACATTATTAATAAACAATTAATACCTAAATTAATTGAACTAAGTAGCTTTTATAGTGGCTTAAATGGAATTACTTTTGATTGGGACAAAAGCGAACAAATGGACGCAGAAACCTTTATTGATAAAGCAGTTTCTTTAGCTCAAGCTGGATTTGTTTTAGACCATGAGGCAATTGCAGAAAAAACAGGAATGCCAGTTATTGGTTATAACGAAAAAAGCCAAGAGCCAACAAAAAAAGAGGAAGATCCTAAAAAAAAAAGCTAAAATCTAATGTAGCAGTTGCCGCTTATTATGAAAATAATAATGTGCATAGCTGTGGACACGCACACCATCAAACCGAAGTTGTTGTGGCGATTGATTTAAGTAAATGGACTGCGGCAATTAATAAAATTGCTAAGGATCTATTTAAAGGTAAGCTAAAACCAAAGCAATTAAACAACTTTTTAGTTAATCAAACTTTTAGTAAATTAGAAAAAGGAGCAGCTGCAGGATATGGTAAAGATTGGATAAAGTTTGATCCAATCAATTCCAAAACAGTACAGCAATTAAGATCTAACTTGTATCTCTTTAGTGGTGTTAAAACCTACCAACAGCTTACAGAAATGAATAGTTTGTTAGTTGATAAAAGTGGTAAAATTAGAAATTGGAACGCTTTTAAAAAAGAGGTGTTTAAGGTTCATAAAAAATACAATCGTAATTATTTACAAGCCGAGTACCAAACAGCCAAAGCATCGGCACAAATGGCTCGCAAATGGCAAGATTTTGAAAAGCAAAAGCACTTATATCCTAATTTAGTCTATAAAACAGTTGGTGATGATAGAGTGCGCCAAGAACACGCAGATCTAAATGGAATTATTAAACCAATTGATGATGCATTTTGGGATGTCCATTATCCTCCAAATGGATGGCGTTGCCGTTGTACAGTTACAAGCACTAAAAAAGAAGTTACTCAAGAAAATATAAAAGTGCCTATTGATAAACGTTTTACGCAAAATGTAGGCAAAACAAAAAAAGTATTTAACCAGGAACAACATCCTTATTTTAGTATACCTGTTGGTGATAAAATTCACATTGAAAAAGTGCTTGAAAAATCAAAGTTGGCTTATCCTCAATATAAAGTAAAATACAAGGCTAAGAGTGGCGCAAAAGTATCGGTTAGTGCTTTTGCCGATGCAAGTGATTTGTTTGGAAATTACAGAGCCGCAATTAAAATGGCTGATACTGGTATTGATGTTAAAATTAGACCGCACATTGAAATTGAGAATGCTAAAAATGCAGAATATCTAATCGATGGCGTTTTTGCTGATAGAGCAGCACTTGAAAATTTTAATAATTTAAGTAGAGTTATTTCTGATAAAAAAGCGCAATGCCTTAATAAAATATCAAATCCAAAAGGAAAACAATTTTCAGTTGTTTTTGATTTAGTAAATTTAAAGTCAACAGAAACGCTTCAGAACTTTACAGCTGAGCTTAATAGATCTATCAATAAAAATAGGGGTCGAAGTGTAAAAAGTATTATTGTTATTAATAAAGGTAAAGTAGTTAAGCTCTCAAGAGCTGATATAGTAAAGCGTAATTATACAGAACTCTATAAAATACAATAGACGCTATAAATAGCGTCTAAGGAGGCGGATTGCATACAAGTACACGCTCCACAATGCAAATATACAAATAATTAATTAAATGGCTAAAATTAATAAAATACCAAACTTTGAGGCAATGGGCAAACAGCTCATTAATGATATTCGGATTATTGCCGAAAAGGAAGGTGTGGACTTTTTTCAAAGCTCATTTGATAATGAAGGTTTTACTAATGTTAGTTTTGAAAAATGGCAAAAAAGAAGTGAAACTATTGATTATAAAATATTGCAGCGCACAGGCTATTTAAAAAACTCCATACAAGTATTTAATAGTAATAATGAGCGCATTGTTTTTGGTTCTGATGCTGAATATGCTCAAATTCACAATGAAGGTGGAAAGGTTGTAATACCAGTTACTGAAAAATCAAGAAAGTATTTTTGGTTTATGTTTAAAGCTACTGGAGTGGAACGTTGGAAGTGGATGGCATTATCTAAAAAAGAAAGTATGAGCTTTATTATGCCTAAAAGACAATTTATTGGCGAAAGTCAAACCTTTATGAATTTATTAGACCAGGAACTAAAAGATTTAATTAACACACGATTTAAACAACTTAAAAATAGAAGTTAAATAACATTTAAACAGTATTATAATGGCACAATTTACGGGTTGGGAAAACCTATATACCGAATTAGCAGAAAAAGTAAACAATAATATTAACCAAATAGAATGGTTAGACCTTTGGCACAACCAAGTAGGTTTTTTAGTGGAGGAACATCCGTTTCCTACACCTGCAGTATTTTTTAGTTTTAGAATGACAAGCGCTGAAAATTTAGGAAACAAAGCTCAAGATGCTAATGTGCAAATTGATATGTATTATTTTTATGAAACCTTTTTAGATACTAATGATGGTGCATTTAACCAAGAGAGTGCGTTGGACTTTTTAAAAGTAACTACAGATTTACATAAGTTATTCCATGGTACTACTGGTGTTAATTATAGCGAAATGACACGTGTTGGATTTGCTCCTGTTGATACAGGTAGCGCAGGAAACTTATATAAAATTAGCTTTAGTTGTAAGGTAATTGATGAAACCGCAGTAAAACAATATGATCATGTTGTTCCTGGTGACTTAACTATTACTGAAGGCGAAAATCCTACACCTAATGAGCCAAGTAATGATTTTATTATTGTTCCTTAAAACATGGTTAATTGTGCCTTATCTACTAAAGAAACACGATGATACACAATGTTTTCAATAGTACGTGGTGCAAGATAAAACTTTTCTGAAAGTTGCAAATAAATGTAATCATCTGTATAGATTTGTACACCTTTGAACTTTTTTTCAAGCCACTTATCGTAATCAAGGCGTATGTCTTGATACTTTTTAGATGTTAGTGTTTTATCGGCAGCCATAAAAAAAGAAGTTATACGCAAATGTAAAACTCCTTTTTAAATTGTGCAAGATGAAATTTTATGGTATATTTGGGTTCACTTAAACCAAATTATTATGAAAAAAGTTGTTAAAATTATTTTAAATGGTTTTTCTTAAAAAAAATCGAACTAATCACAACAGTCAATAAGCGGCATTAAAACGACCGCTTATTTTTATGTTGTGCATAATACTACTCACCACCCCAATGAGAAGTTTTTATATCACACACATTTCTTGGTGCATACCCAACCCATTCAGCACCATCATATACCACTGGGAAGTAAACATACTTTTCACCCCAAGAAGTGAAATGTGTTCCCTCGCTACCACCATATCCATCATCAAACTCTTTTACAAGTTCTTCATCTGTTAAGGTTGTTTTCATTTCTTCAAAGTCATCACCTGTTTCCTTAAAAACTTCGATTAACATTTCTTTCCAATTTGCCATAATTCTATTTATTTAAGTTATTATTATTTAATTCCGTACTATGCACAACACCACCTATACACCATTAAAACGGTGCATAGCCAAACCGTTGTAATTAATTCATTTTATAAAAGTAAAAAGATTGTTTTTCTTCATCAAACAGCTTAGAGCGTTTCACAACTCCATCATAATCCATGTAGTCAGCTGTTCCTCTAGTTAAATATACCTTTCGGTAATTCAAATCAAATTTTATTTTAGCCATTCTAAAAACGCTAATCATTTGATCTGGTGTGTAACCTTCAGCTTGAAGCTCTTTTATAAATTTATCTACTAATTGTTCTGTGGTCATAATTATTATTCTTTTAAGTATTTATTAATTGCCTCTAATTTTGTATCAGAAATTGTAGAGGAATGTCCATGAATGCAGTATCTAGTTTTACCTCTATTTTCTTTTTCATAAAAAGCAACATTCCATTTCTCTGCTAATTGTTCTGCTTTTTTATCTGCTAATTCTTCTGTGGTCATATTAATATCTTTTATCAGTCCAATGAATTAATTTACCTGTAAACTCTTTTTTTGGGTTGCTCATAATTACAGGGTAGAAGTAGTCAAAGAAATCCTGCCAAGTATCAAAACCATCATTCATAGCAAATTGCTCACGTTCTTTAAAACCAAATAATTCTGTGCCATCAATAGAAATTTGTATTAAATCATTATAGCCATAAGTCATAAATACATCTTGAATACTTACCACTTTTAATACAGGAGCAAACTGAAACATATTTTTTTGTCGGCAATTAATGTAAAAGTGTATTTTGTTGCCTTCGTGCCATCTATTTGTGGTGTCTGGTCTAATGGTGTGTAGTTTTGGTTCTACATTACCAAAAATAGACCAATCAAAATAATTACTAAAAGTGGGATTAACCAACTCTTGAGTAATCTCGTGGTCTTTTATAGATTTCCATATTTTCTCTACAAAGTAAGTAGGCTTGTTATTGATTGTTAGTGTAAAAGGTAGTATCATATTGGTTTGTTATTTTATTATTCTACGTTTAATTCGTAATAGTTTGGTGTATTTTATAAGTGTTTTATCTTTTTCAAAGGTTGTAATAGTGTCCTCAAGCATTTGCCTATCCATATACTCACACATATCATCAACTTCTTTTTGGATGCGCTCTTTTTCTGCTTTTATAGCCTGCTTTTTTATGTAGCTTTCTACAAACTTTGAACCTTCCATAGTGTTTTTATCTAATCCGTCCTTTTTGGTTTGGTATTGCTTTTCACGTTCTAGCGCTTTTAGATCTAAATATTTTGGAAACCACTCACCAAAAATAGTATTGCTGTCTGGCGCTTTTTTGGTTACGCCAAATTTACCAGAGCGAGCCATTTTAAAAAAAAGGATAATGTCTTCTAAACTTTCATAAGAAAAATGCTCTAAGGTGTCTACTGTTAATATTTCAATTTGTGATGGATCTAATTTTGTTGTAAATGCAAATGAGTTAATAAATCTATTTACTAATACATTAGTAACGCCAAAGGCAATAGTGTCATTATCTTTAAAAGAACTTCTAATAGCCATATTAGATAATGTACTTTGTAGTGATAAATTCATTTCAATTTTTGCTAATTGCGCTTTACCTGCAATAATGGCTTTACTGAAATTTAAAGTTTTTTCCAACGTCACTTTGCGTGGCGTTGCTAAAGACTTGCTCGTTTGTTTGGTTTGTTCCTTTAACATTTTGCAATATTTTATTTAGTTGCGAATTGATATATTTTAGATCTGTATTGTCTTGGTGGAATTTGTTTAGTGTGTTCCATTTTTGCAATATGAGTTGCCATAGAACCAACGCCTCTTGATCTGTGCCACCGAGCTGTTTTAAATACGTTATTATTTGTTTTAAGGCGTTTCCATCAGCTCCAGAAAATTTAGGCGGCAATCCTACAAATTTTATATAAAAGTCGTTCCATTCGCTTAAAAATTGGCTGTAAATGGTTTTTGGTTTGGTTTGTTCTGGCGTATAAATTACTTTGGCTTTCCAATTAGCTATAAAATTGTCAAAGTTATCTTCTTTAACAGGAATTATCTTTCCTAATGCGTTCATCATAGTTTGATCTAAAGTGCCTCGTAAATGTTCTATTTTTCTAAACTTCTTATCACGATAGGTAACTTTTAAATCAGTTTTTGATGATATGATGTGTATGTTGTAATGGTTTGTCATTTTGTTTTAATTTTTATGGATTAGCCCACAATTAGCACAATATTCAACTCCGTTTTTATCCGTTTTAGTTGACATTTCAATTTCACATTCAAAGCAAAATCTTTTTTTAATGTTTAGACTATCTTTAGGCTCTTTGTTATTAAAGTACCTACGAATAACATAACTTCTTAGAATACTCAAAATGGTAAAATATAATGTGATAATTAGATTTTTAGAAATCGAGCTATTTATACCCAATAAAGGAAATAGTATAAATATAGATGCTAAACTGATAACATAGCCAATTGCTACATTGGTTAAGCTTTCAATGAAAGATTGTTTTTTGGTTTGTTTCATCTTAACAGTCGGTTTTAGGTTTAGTTAATTCTTTTTTACATTTATCACAAATAATAACAGTGGTTTCACAGCCACAAATTGAATTAACAACTTTGAGGGATTGGCTGTGATGGGGACACTGCTTTTTATTTGGTTTATTAGTCATTTAAACGTTGTTTAACTAGTTTTTAAATTTGTTTAAATCATCATATTCTTTGCCAATCCAAAGGGCAAAAAAGAATAAGATTATAAATACTAGTATTTCTATTGATGCTATAAATTTTAGATAAAATTCCATTATTTTTTTTTATTTTTTTTTGGTGGAATTACTACTTGGTTTTTACAAATAGAACATTTTCCGTTATTATTAATTTGTTGCATTTTAGCACAATTTTTACAATATTTGAATTTCATTTTATTAGGCTTTCTTAATGTTTTTATTAAAACCAAAAACATCATAATTAATAATACTATTTTCATTAATAAGTTGAGTTAACAATTCCTTCTAAGGCAGGAATTAATTTATTAGAGATTTGCTCGGGTGTCATTTGCTTTAATGGCATGGTTACAGGTGATTTTTTAGATTTTAAAAATTCACTTAGCCTATAAATATCTGCTACATTGCGTTTAAGCTTTTCATTGTAGATTGTCCACCCTATTTCTTGAAGCAAGCTTAACACTTTTTTGTGCTGTTCGTTTTTTGCATTGAATAAACCCCAATGGTCATAGCGTACTGCTTTTCCGCCAAAACGAGTTATCATGTTATTAGCGTTTTCAAAAGTTAAATCTTTTGTACTTGTTTTTTTGTGGTCACCTGTAAACTGGTATATAAGCTCTTGTTTTTGATCTTTATCTTTTTTATAGACATCTGGTAAAAGTGTGTGAATAATCTTTATTTGTAATGGTAGTATTTGCATGATTTAGAGGTTTTATATTGTTAGTAGAAAGTGGGCTAGAACTATGAAAACTGCCCACTTTCAAAATCAACTAACAACTAATTAATTAAAGGCATTTTTAAAGCTTTTAACTGCTCCTTAAATGCTTGGTATTCACAAGTGGTTAACTCTTCACGAGCTATCCAGTTGCCGTTGGTATCTTTATAAACTTCTTTTCCGTTTACAAGTATGATACCTTTATCTATATTCGTTTTTATCGTTATTGCCATGGCTATAAGCTTGAAAATTGAACCACAATATCTTTCCATTTACCGCTATCATCTTTTACATACGCTCTACAATAAAGAGCTGTTCCTGTTACTCTTTGGCAGTCTTGTAATTTTTGAAGCTCTTCAATTAAGTCTTGATAGCCTAACTTTTTGGCTTTTTGTTTGGCTCTTGAAAGTAAATTAGGGTCATAGTCACCTTTGCCGTTTTTCATTAAAATGCTATCCATAAACTCATACATTCCTTTATTGCGATCTTGGAATTTCTTTTTTAAAATTTCTTTTATAGCGTCAATATGAACATCAGCTTCATCTGTAAATTCAAATCTATCTTTACGCTCTGCGGTAACTTTATAACGCCCGCACTCACTTTTTTGCGTGATATTTTTTTGCTCTTTTGGCTCTTGGTTGTTTATTTCATACATCCTTTTATAAAGCTTATTCACCTCTGTAATAGTTACTTCTTTTAACTCACGGAGTTCATTTTGTACAGATTTAAATTTGCTAATAGTTGCAAATAAGAAATCATCTTTATCCTTTAAATAGGCGTTTCTTTTTGCGTTAAGTTCATCTTTTTCTAGTTGTTCCCTTTTTGCAAGTTCTTCTTTTAATTCCCTAGCCGATAGTTTACTTATATCAACTCCTTGTTCTGGTCTTTGTTCCATAATTATTAATTTAGTTTATTATTTGCTTTTACTTTTGCATTGTGCTTTTTTGGTGGGTGAACCACTTCAAATTCAACTTTTATATTTTTAGTTGCATTATTTGGGTAGGTTCGCTTTACTTTACAATTTGCCATGATCCTGTGTCTTGATTTAGTTGTTCTATTTGTATCTCTGAGTTAAACCGTGTAATTGGACGTTTCCAATTTTCTAATTCAATAATGGTTTTAACCCGATTTATTTTTTGTTTTACTTTATTGGATAATTCTAAGCCTCTTTGCATATATTGGTGGAGGAGTATTATCTCAGCTGTAGTTAGATGCCCTTTATTTCTTCTGGAATAGCTTATCACATCCAACAGCTTGTTTTTTTCTATTAATTTTTGTTCCCTGGTCATTAGTTTAGATTTAGTTGTTTGCCTTTATAATATTCTAGTCTGAAAGAATTAGCAAAGCGTTCTTGACGTGCTGCTTTTCTTATTTGTAATAAAATTTGTTTTGGATAAACTTCTAAAATTCGTAACATTGAATCTTTCCAACTATTAAATAACTCTATTTTTGTAGCTGTAAGTGTTTTTGAATTGGAGCACTTTTCAATAAACTCCTCTTCAAGTAAGCTTACCTGTTGGTTATGCCAATTATATAATTTTTGACTAGTTATTAATTGTTGTAAATCCGAGTTGCTAACAGAGTTTATTTCGCACCATGTAAAAAAATTATTAAATTTTATTTGATGATATTCCTCTTCGGTTTTTTCTAATACATGTAGTATAAATTGTTTCATGGTTTGTTTGTTTTTTGTTAATTGAAATTACCCCAATACTCGTTTGCGCCTTTTTCCCAAATTGTATAAGGTGCTCCTCCACCAAATCGGCTCATGGCGTTTAATTTATATCCTTCAATAAATCCTTTAATATCTGCATCATATCTAATGAATTTTGCTAATCTGCCTTCGGGTAGTTTTCCTTCAGCGTGCGAAATAAAAATGAAGAGCTTTTTTGGGAATTCAGATTTTAATTGTTTGTAGCTTTTTTTGTTTAAATCGGTATATTGAAGTGAATCAATAATTATGATGTCTGGACTTTTACGTCGGTTAAGTCTTTCTTTTAAATCTTCTATATCCTCACGGTCTAGAATTATAAATTTTTTCCCAACCTCTAACATATTTGTTTCTTTTATTGCTTTTTGCATGCTTAATCTTGCGCCCTCTTCTAATGTATTATAGGCTACCTTTGTTTTGGTAAATCTTGTTAAGTATTTTGCTAGCTGTAAAAGAAACCGTGTCTTTCCATTTCCAGAGTGCCCCCAAAAAATCCAAACGCCAGTCATTTCTGGTTTTCCAAAAGTGGCTAACCAAATACCTGTAAATAACATTATTTTGAATTTTCTTTTTAACATTTCTGTTACTGATACGGCTCTACCCATTATCCTAATAATTGTTGTTTTTCAATTTCGGTTCTTACTTTACGTAATGAGCCTAATGTTTTGGCATACATTTTTAAAGCGGTTATTTTAGATTTATTTGCTTGAGATACTAAGGCTACCTGTTGTAGTCTAAACTCTTTTAAGGCGTCATTACCGTCTGGAGTAATCTTATTGTATTTATTACCATAGCGGTCAAATATTTCTGTATAACCTACTTTTTTAAGGTCTTTTTGGCGGGTTATTTTTTGCTTTAAGCCATCAGCGCCCATCATATACCAACCACACACATATTCTGTGGCGTTCCAAAGCGCTTTGAGTTCTAGAAAGGCAGCATAATCTAAATCACCTGCCTCGTCTAAAACTACAAGGGGATTTTTAATCGTTTTTATGTAGAAAACCAAATCTTCATAAATATCAGCGTAACGTCCAGTATAATCAACTCCAAATTCACGAGCAATTTTTCTAATCAATTTTTGTTTTGATTTTACTTGAGAACAGTCTATATAAACCGCATTAGCATTTTGTTGAACATAGTACTTTGCAGCTGTTGTTTTACCAATTCCTGCTATATCACAAAATATTGCAGAAAGTGATCTATTTTGACACGCATCAAGTTGTGCTGTTATATAGTTAAATGTTTCTGTTTTTACTATTTCCCATTTTCTACCATCGCTCAGTTTTACATCTAAAATTCTTGCAAGTGATATCCATTTTGCATCAGATATAACTCGATCAAGTTCTCCTTTATTAATTCTAGAATACTGTGCAGTATTAATTCCCAGTTTACGAGCGTGTTTGGCATCACTAGTAAAATTTAATCTATCTACTTTGATAGCTTCAATAATGCGTAATTTGTGGTCTGTTGTTATCATAATTTAGTTGTTTTAAGTTGAATTATAAATCGCTAATTGCTAAATTTCGTTGTGCTTCTGTATCCACTTCGTCCATTTCAAAGGCTTGCTCTGGAGTAATAGGTGTAACAATCTCTGGGGTTATATCAATCGTTTTTGTAGGCTTTTTTAGAATGGTAACTTTTGAAAGTTTATTATCATCTTTGACCATTTTATCAAATTCGCTTATATACTTCATAGCCTCAGTATATCCTTGTTTGTCTTGGTCTGTCCATTCAGCTTTTGCTCTATTGAATGTTGGTACAGGTTTACATTCACTAATTAATTGCCCGTTTTGGTATATAAATACCTCTTCTATTTTATTATTGCTATTTGGAATATAGTAGGCATCTACATTATAGTTGTTTGCAGATAGCTTAGTTAATATTTCTGGCGATGATAATTGATATTTTTCATATTGAACTACTACATATTGTGAACGTCTAATTGATGTTTTTACATGTACACCAATATATTTTGCTAATAAGGCTTTATTATATTGTGGTAAGTCTGGATTTACATTATTAATCAATACATCTAATCTAGTCATATCCTTATATCGTTTTTGGTTTGGATGTAATTGATTATTGTATTCTATTTGTTCCTGTAACTCATTAGCAACAATTATTTCATAGTCTGCGGTTGCCGTTTTATAATTATCATTTTCAGCATCAAATATTTTTTGATTAATAACTCTATTACTATCAAGTCTCGAGTAGTGACGACCTACATTTTGATTATTACTTTTTTCAACGCCGTATTTCTTTGCCCCAATTAATCGCTCTGCATATTTCTCTTGAGAGTTTTGAGGATTACACCATCTAACAAAAGGAAATACATTTCCCATTTTCATTAAGCCATCTTTAAAATCTGAAACTAAGTGGTTTTCTACCTCCATTTCCATTGGTACTCCAATTCCTAAACTAGAAGTAAACTGGAACATGTTACGAATACAGTCTAAATACAGTTTATCATCTTTTGATTTAGAGTGTGAAATTCCTATCATTGCACCAGAGGCATCATCAAAAGCATAATACGCCATCACTTTTTGTCCATTTGGTAATTTTGTGTGCATAATATCCCTATCATCCAAAGTTATTTTACTCATGGAGAATATAGGAGCAGTTCTATTAACATGAGGCCTTACTTTTAGGCTAAAGTCATGGTTTCCATTTCTAGCTTTTTTAATTATTAATTCATTACGTGGGTCACGTAAATAGTTCCAAACGGTTGCATCTGAAATTACTACAGGCATTCCATCATTATAAAAATCCTCTCGGTTAAATAGTTCACCTGTTTTGATATCAACTACTTCAATTGCGCCTCCTAAAAATTGCAAATACATATCATGTACCGATGACGAATAAGGTTTATTTGGTAGGCAGTATAGGCTAATAATTAAATTTTCTATCTTAGCAGTAACCTTTCTTGAATTATCGTTTAAATAGCCTTTATGTATTAAATCAACATATCCATTTTTAATATATGAGTTATATTTTCTTTTTAGTCTACGTTCATTAGTAGGTAATGAGTGTGGATGTCTATCAGTATCAATACTATTAACCGAAGTACTTATTTTTGTCCACAGTCCTTTTGTTGAGCCTCCTAAAGACCTTCTTTTTGATTTTATTGAAGATAATATAGTATGAATTGCGTTTAAAACTTCCGCATTGGCTCTATATTCACGTTGTTTCTTTGTTGGCAAGTTTCTGCCATCGGCTAAAGAATAGTTTGAATAAAAAGTTGATGCAGTTCCATCTAAAACTATTTTATCTGAAAATAAATTTTGTTTAACTACTTTATAAGGATCTCCAAAATTCTGAACAATTTGTTCTTTTATCCACATTTTTAAAGTATCAAACTCAACCAATGCAGGTGTTCCCTTACAGCCTCTTCGGATAACATTAATAAAGCCACGCTTTTTTAATGCATCATAATTAAATTTACTTAGAATTCCAGATTGTTGGTATAACCAACCTCCTTGAACACATACTATATTATTATACTCTTCAAACATAATTATTTTATTAATTTGGTTTGTTTATATACTTCTATTAAAAATTCAGCTTGCTCAATAAGTTGCTCTCTACGTTCAATAATAAAATATAATGCTATTACAGCTTCGGGTTTGGCTCTTTCAAATTGTTTACGTGCCGCACCGCCATCTATGCCTAGCATTTTAGAAATTAAAATGTAATCTCCTTTTAATCTTTTTGAGCTTAGTTGCGATTTTAATTCTTGAATTGTTAATTTTTTCATTATATTTGTCCTATTATGCGGACAAAATTACAATAAAAGTTCTGTAAATACAAAACTTTTACTAAAAAAATCAAGTATGAGCTTAATTGAGGCTATAGAAATATTAAAGGAAAAAGGCGTAACCGCTTATGAAATAGCGTCTAAGACAGATTTAACAGAGGCTGGTGTTTTAAAAATACTTAGTGGAAAAACAAAGAAACCACATAAATCTACTATTCAAACATTAATTAATTACGCAAAAAGTATAGTAAATAATGGAAATGAATTAATTAGTGATAATGATTTTTCTGTTGAAAGAGTTGCACTATATGTAGCTATGAATGAAGATGAATTTATGAAAGAAAAAGTTTTTTCAAATATTATTGAAAAAAGAGTAGCCATAAGACTGATGGAATTAACAAGTGATCCCGTTAAATTTAAACGCTTTTTAGAGCAATAATAAAATCTATATTCTTACTTTTATTACCGTTAATATTTTTTATTATTCCTTTTTTTAAATTTTTAATTTCTTTATTTTGTTTATTAATGAATGCTTTAGTTAAATCGTCATCCATTTGTTCAATAATATCTTCATCAAATATTTTTGAAAACTTAGTTTTTACCGTGTTAGCTCTTTTTTTATTCATTATTCCATTCCTTTTTCTAGTGCACGAAAATATCCTTTAATATACTCTTTTTCTTTTTTAGGATCAATATATTGTTTGGCATCTTTAATAATAAATCTTGACATTGATTTTACTATTACTAAAAGTTTATTTTTAAACACCTCTTTATGTATAATAAAGTAGACTGTAGAAATGGCAGCAACAATACTAAACCCAATTAGGGCGTATCTATATGTGGCTAGTGGGTAATCTTGTGAGTACCAAAAAACCCAAAGTAATTGATAAAATGCAGATGAAAAGCTTAATACCTGCAGTAAGATAAACGATTTTTTTAAGTTCTTATCTTCTGTTTTTATCTTGTAAATTAAAAAGCTTATTAATAAGGAATATAATAAGTATGGCAACCTAATTCCTAGTCCAATTAAAAATACTCTAGTAGTTTTCCACCCAAATATTCTATGATCATTGACTGATTTTGTTATTAGTTTGGAATTCGTGTTTTCAGCTTTATTAATTAATGTACTAAGTTGATAAAATTCCTTATAAAAAACATTAGGTTTTGTTTCACCAACTTTAAATGATTTCTCTAATAACTCTAGTTTATTAATATTTTCAGAGGCACTTTGGTTGAGCTGTTTTTTATATTTTTCAACTTCTATATTTGTTTTTGAAAAATAAATATGTATTAATGGCGCAATAAAGATTAATATTGCGCCAATCAATATAATAAGTGATTTAGCCTCTTTCAGGCTCTTCATCTTTTCCGTAATCAATACTTTGTTCGATGTTGTTTTCATTGTCGTCTATTTCGTCTGGGTCAGTACAGGATGTTAGAACTGGTGCAACAAACATTCCTAATAATACAATAGCTAATACTAATTTTTTCATTTTAATTAAAATTTAAGGTTTATAAAGCCTTAAAAGTAATATAAATAAATCTATAATGAGATTAGCTCCTTTTTTTTTAACAAATTTATGCTTTAATAAAAATGCACCCCAAATATATAATAATATTTTAGAAATTCCTATACCTAATCCTAGTGAGTTTTTGGTATTTCTTTTTACTTGATTTCAACTTAACATATTGATTTATATATAATTTTAGTAAACGCTTAAAAAATCAACTAAAATCATAAACGCAGATTTATGCAATAATTGGTTTAAATATCACATTGTACATAATAATACACACTTTATTTTACTGTTTATTGCTTACTAATTTAATAATCAATTATTTATGCAATTTTTACAAGGTGTTAAAAGGTACTAAGTATATGTTTATATATTGGTTTTAGTGGTTTTAAGTATATACCTATCTAATATTTAAGCTTGTTTTATACTGTTTTATAGGTCTAAGATATATTGAATACTTATTTTTTTTCATGTTTTTGTACGCCCATTTGTACGCCCAATAATACGCCCATTTCACAAAATAGGGTGTTTTTTATTCATTTTAAACATAGTGTTGTACCTACAATTTTTAGTTTAAATGTAGTTTAAATAGTATTTAAAAAAGATTGTTTCTTAGCTTAAATAGGGGTTTTGTGGTATATTTGTACTATTAATAACTGTTAACTCCTTAAAATGGTATTTAACTAGTTTTAAAATGGCGGTAAAATAGCGGTAAATAGTAGGTAATGTACTTTTTGTTTTTTTATGGAGATATTAACCTTTTTATTGTTAGCCCTTTATTTTTGGGCTTTTTAAGGCTTTTTTATTATTTGTTTTTTTGTACGTTTTGTTTTTGGGGGGGTATATTCAGTTAATATTTTTTATCTTGTTTATTACTTTTTCCGCTTGTTTTTTCAAAACTCACAAACATATTGATGTAAATAATTCTTGATAATTTTAACATAAGAGGTGTTAGTA